TTGAGCTTGTATATTAGCTTGTTGCGCTTGCTGATCTCTAGCTGCTTTATCTTTTCTACGCTTCTTTAACATTTGGTTAGCTAACTTTAAATTAGCAACTTCTCTAATGTCAATAGCATCTTCAAGGTCTATTTGTCCAGCTTGTAAAGCTATTTGAATATTTTGTTCTAGTATTTGTTTTTGCTCTTCATCTGGCTCTAATTCTAAGAATATACCAAAGTCATGCATGTTTAATTTAGATAACTCTTCTAACGTTCCTACATTATACCTAGATATACTAGACATTAAAGACTGTTTAGTCATTGGAAACATTAAAGCATCAGCTACTCTTAATGATATATTTTCACAAGTTCTAAGAGTTAAATATAAACTAGCTTGTAATACATGTCTTGTAGCTACATTTGAATTAGCAGCAGCTAGCTTTTGTAAACCAACTAATGATTGCTTGTCTGGTAATGTACCATCTCTAGCTTCGTTTAAACCGGTCACATCTCTAATCATTTTTAAGTAATACTCATAAGTCTGTATCAATGATTGTATTTTACCCATACCATTTGATGTAGCAAGTTCTTGTATCGGAACTTTACCTGGATTCATACCACCATCTTGAGTCATTGACCTACCAACTATACTACCAGTCTGAAAATACATGTTTAATGCCTCAGCTGGATTATAATTAGTACCATTACCTAAATCTACTTCTGCTAAACCATCTATATCCATATAAACACCATCAGGAACTATCCTAGACATAACCTGTTGCAGTTTTAAATGAGTTAGCTGTATCATATCAGCAAAACCAGTGATTCTGCTTACAATTGATTCTATACGGCCTTTGTATAATCTAGGAGCTACAATGTTATAGTTCATGTTAACTTTGACAGTATCAGCAAATGGTCTTGTCATATTCCTAGCCATTTGCCATCTTAGCATTTTTTCGTGTCCTAATATTTTAGCTCCTGAATATAATACTTCAATTGATCTATATGCTTTTTTAAAGTTATCACCATCTGGCGCGTCTATAAATGTATCTTGTTTTTCTAATGCTTTTTCAAGTCCTGATGCAGTTTGCTTTATTTTAAATACTTGGTTAGTAAAGGTTTTGTATTCAAAATATAATACTTGCACTGTATCATCATCATAACGACCACTCCAGTTCCTAGTATAATTTTGATTACCTGGATACTTTTGTATTTCTTCTAGTTCACTAGGTGTTAATTCAGGAAACTGCTTTTTAAGTTCTGCTAAACTAATAGGTTTTACTTCACCTACATAATATAAATCTTCAAAATTAGGATCTTCAGTATATGAATAAACTAAACTTGCTGGATCTACATAATCAACTGTAACACCTTCTGATCTATTAAAACAAGTTTTAGTTGCTGCAATGCCTAATATAGTTAAATCTTGATTTAATCTTCTTCTAGTTAAATCATACTTATTACTAGCTAATACATTATTGATAACTTCCTCTTCAGCTACTTCAATAGATTCTTTATAATCCATTTGCATATGAAGTTGTAAATCTTCTTCACTTTCCATCTCTAAACCTTTACCTTGCGATTTAGAAACGTCTAGCCCTGTCATTTGTTGTATTTGGTTGATAAGATCTTTTTGCATCATATCTCTTTGTAGAGCTTCAGCATAAGCAGTTCTTTTCATTATAGACTCAGGATCTTGAGCATAAGCTTTAATATCGTAAGATCTTTGAGACATGCCATTTACAACAATATCTACAAACTTAGGTATAACTGGTACGGGCTTCCAGTCTAAGTTTAAATAAGATAAGTCACCATTGATAGATAATTCGTCTTTGTACTTTTGAATAGATTGTTCTCCTCTAGCATATAATCTTAGTCTATGGAAATTGTTATAGTTCGTATTAAATCTATCGTACCAACCTCTATCATTTCTAAACCACTCAGACTCAATAGCTCTACCTACTTGTAAGCCGTACTCGTAAGAAGCTTTTTCTACATCTGGCACAACCTGATCTGGAAAAGAACTATTGTAATTAGTATTTATCATCTATTTTATTTTTGAATTATAACCCGTGTTATCATATCTTTTAATACCTAAAGCTACAGTTTTCATTTGTCTTTTATTAACAGGTGTATACCTATTTTTATTACAAGCCATAATAGCTAGACCTGAGCTTATTGAAGCATCGTGCTTTGTTCTATTGTTAATATTGAACTTAGACCAATCTTCTAATGTCTTTTGATGGTACATATCACCGTAGCCATCTTCTTTTAATCCTACATAGGTTTCTATATAAGATTCTATAGCAGCAGCATGTGCTTGCTTAATATCTTCACTTGTGTTAGGTATTCCACCTATTTCTTTTTCAGTTGTAGAAAGTTTATTCCAAACTTTATCAGGGCGATTCATAGAGTAACCTCTGTAACCTCTTCGTTTTAAATAATATAAAAACCTAGGCTTGTTATTTTCAGCGAGTATAGGCATACCATAAAATACCATTGCCATTAATACATCTTCAAAAAATATCTCAGCTGTTTGCGGCCTTGATATATATTCTAAAAAGAAGTGGTTAGGTGGTGCGTCTTCCATTGAAAACTTCGTAAGCCCGTGTAATGCTCCATTAGAACCTTTACCATCTACAGTACCTGATATGTCATAGCTATCTAATCCAAATGCTCCAACGTGCTCGTTTCCAGGGTACTTGCCGTTATTCTTTAGTATCACTCGATTTTGTAAACTTTTAGGTGGTACCCAACTTATCTGGAACCTGCCATTTCTATTAGGGTTAAATATAACCCTTGAATCTTTAATACCGTTTTCCCATTGGAAGCTACCTACCGTAACAGCTGCTGAATTATTAAGCTCAGCATTATAATCTATTTGCTCGTATATTTTAGTTAAATTAAATAAACTATCTTTTGTTTCATCTCTAAAAGCGTGGGCTTCAGTTCTTGGAAACTGTCTATAGTATTCATTTAATCCATCAGGATCCTCTCTTAAACCGTCGACTTCGTTTTCCCAGTGTTCGATAACTCCTGTTGTAATTTCGTAGCCATCAACTCCTTTGATTGGAGTTTTGCCTCCAATGAAGACAGGTAATCCATTAGTATCGATGAATCCCTCATAGTTCCATTCCATAGGTATGAACAAGCTATAGAGCCCAGAAGATGTTTGTCCGTTTCTATTTCTTTTAGTAACGTCAGAAGCGTAGTATAATTTTTTGAAGTTGTCTCCACCTTTGTCTAAAGCATTTGAAGTCGAGCCCATCATACATTTACCTACGATTCTAGAACCAAGACGTAATGTAGTTTTTGTAACCCTCCAGTTGTTTAATATATTATCAGGTCTTTCCCACTTGCCACTTTCATCATGAGCTAATAATTTTAGCTTTTCACCATCATAAGAGTTATCACCTGTATTTTTCCAGTCGATAGTTGTATCAAGCCCGTCTAGTTCTCTAAGCTGTTCATTCGACTCAAGCTTTCTTCTAGTAAGTTTAGATGCTGGAACTCTATAAGCCAATTCAGTTTTTGGCCGGTCCATACCATCTTGAATGGGTTTAAAAAAGAACGGGTAGTTAACTGATATGGGTACAACTTTATCTGTAAACATTTTTTTGGCATCTGCACCAGACTTGGACAGTATGCCGAATCTAGAGTCGGAAGATATTGTAGCTTGGTTAACAAGTTCTGCGCTTGACATAAAAGAGAATCCAGATCGTCTGTTTTTGAGGTAGCACATTCCGTAACACCTGTTATCTGCCTTACATGCTTCCCAAAATATAAAGAAGAGTCTGTTTGCTTCTCTAAAGTCCGGTGCTCCAATATCGATTTTTGACCATTGCAAATACATATAGTGAGTACCAGTAATGTAAGTAGCCAGACCCTTATTATAGAACCAGAATCCTTTATCTCTTTTTTCAAATTCTTTATCAATGTAGTCATACCACTTTTCTTTAAATTCATTTGGATATTCTTCCCAATCAAACCTACTCTTAATCTTACTTAACTCTTTTGGGTATTCTTGTTTTTCCCAGTATTGTTCAATTTTCTTTTCGCTTCGTTTATACGGTTCATCTGCTGTTGGTAAAGCAATCCTGAGATTCTGTATTTCAATGATTTGTCCAATTTTACCTGTTTTACTTATTACTATAAAATCATAATCAGAGTTATAGCCATACTCCCATTTTTTAAATCTATTGTTTTTAGCTAATATCTTAGGATTTACAACGTCCTTAATTTCTTTCCAAAGAGTTTGATTATAACTCACTTACTTCTCCCTTCTGCAAAACCTTTAAAAGCTTTTTCAACTTTTTCTTTAGGTTTATTGTTTAACATATCTTCTTCTTCTTGTATTCTAGTTAATATTTCAAAAGCATCCATTATAGCTAGCTTTTTAGTAGCGGCAGCGTTTTTTAATCTATCAGCGCTTACATCATCGTCTGAGTCCACGATCTTTTCTTTTGCTACCTTAATTAACTCCTCAATTGCTTTTTGCCCAGCTTGGATTATTTTCTTTTTCGTTTCCTTGGTATTCATGCGTTAAGGCTATATCATTTGATTTCATACAATAAAGTCGTTCACCTTCTATAATAAACTCAAATTC